CATCTGGCAATCCTAGTGGGCAGGGAAGCACAACTCCTGATAATTCGTTAAAAAATTATCAAGATGTGGTAGTCCTATGGCATCTAACAATGCCAGAAGAAATGCACACCTATGATATCTTTACGAGTTTCACAGAAATTTGTATTGTTGGAGACGATATAAATATTTCGGTTCATCCGAGTATTCATCATCTTTTCAATGTGGCTGCTATCCGACGTGTGATGTCGGAAATTGATATGGAGTATCATTTTGCAGCTGAAGAATTTAGACATAATTATGAGTGTACCTTTCTTGGTCACGCTTTTAGTTTAGTAGATATCGATGGTCTTGACAGGGCGATGTATTTGCCAGTCATTGACTGTGAACGTATGCGTTCAAATATGTTGATTTATAATGCTAAACATACAGTTGACAATACTATTGTTCGCGCGTGTGGACTCAGAAATGAGACCTTCGCTTGCAAAGATTGTCGTGTGTGGTTCAACGATTTGATAATGTTTTTACTTTCCCGATATGGCCGCGACCTTAAATGTGTCGATGCGTTTAAAAACTACTTAACTGATCGCGAACTTTGGGAGTTATACTCTGGGTTGAGTGCTTTAACTTGTGAATCCATGACTCATAAAACCACTTGTGCGTATAATAATAGCCAGTCTCTTAATGTCTGGTTTGATATGCGTTGTCGTGGTATAGTGTGTCGTTGTTTTGATAATCAACCATGGTGCGGTGTGATTCCGCCAGGGAATTCCTGATTATTTAAAAAATTTAGCCTCCCTCCCAATTCTTCAATAAATTTAATTTTTCACAACTTTCCATTTTATGTTCAAATACCTTTTCTCTTACTTTCGCCAAGTAGAAGATGAACAGACCAAAAGGTCAAAAGAAACAAAAGAAAGCAACTGCCAAAGCTGTGTCAACAGCGGCTCGGCAAGTTGTAGCTGCGATTACACACTCATCGACTGTCCCAAAGTTGAAAAAACGTCGCAATCGCAAAGCAAAACAGAATCTCGGCAATCACTCAGGAGGTACTGGCCGTCTCGGTCTATCCTCTGTAAATAGGTCTTCGACTCGTTTGAAGCAAACTATTGAGGAGGATGAGTACATTGCTGATATAAATGGTTCGGTCGCCTTTGCGACCACCCAGTATAATGTCAACATTGGACAAGTCGGTACCTTCCCGTGGGGTAGCAAAATTGCCTCTCTGTTTGAAAAGTATCATTTTGATATGCTCGAGTTTTACTATAAAAGGGAAGTGTCTGAATACGCTACGAATGGCCAGAGTGGTAAAGTGATGTTGTCGTTTGATTATGACGCATCCGATGCACCACCAGCCAATAAGCAGCAGGTTTTAGATACTATACCCCATGTAGATGCCATGCCATGTGTC